CAGTTGGTGAGGCTACTGGCCTCCTTCCGGCGGGTGAAGGAGGAGGAACTCAAACTCCTCCTGACCCCGCCACATATAGACCCCACTCCCTCTGAGATTTTCGAGGTGTTGCATGCCGGTTCCAGCAGCCGTGATCTGGGGGCTACTGTCTCTCGGTAGTGCCGTCGCAAAGAGGGCGATGGCGCCCAAAATGCCCGAACCCCAGGAGCCGACAAGGCCCCGCCCACGCCTTGCGCTTCCGCCCGGCCACACGGCGCTCCAGGCCACCAGGCAGAGTGCTGCGGCGCCGCAGCGGATGCCCCAGCCGAACTACCTTGCGAATCTGCTAGTTGACCTGGGCGCCTCGGCCCTGGGCGACTATGCCACGTCCCCGACCACCCCGACCGCTGCGGCGGTGTCGTCCATGGTCCCCGCCGCGCGCGTCATGAATGCGCCCCCCGTGGCGCCCAATGCCCTAGGGGTGGACACGGCGCTCAGGATGGACCCCCGGGTGGCCGAGAGTATGGCCACGCAGTTCCCGGGTTACCAGGGTGGCCAGCCACGTCTCACGCCGCCAATCCTGGCGCCTCCTCCCACGCCCGTTTGGCCTCAGTTTGCTCCCGAAAATCGGTATCTTCGCGGCGTCACCGCCCCGCAACCCCCCGCTCCCTACAGTTATGGGCGCATCCCGGCTCGCCAGCCCACGCTTGGTTATCACATCCCGAGCATTGAGCCAGACCTGCTGGGGTTCGATTCGGGCCTCCTGTTAGACCGCTTCTTCCCACCCACATGGAATCGGCGGCGCTAGGCAATGCCTGAATACCCAGACAACGTCGGGAGCCAAATCAGGGCATCCCGTAACGACAAGACCACCTACGGGCGCGTGTGGGACCTCTGCACCATGTTCCTCGAAGGGCGCCAGTGGCTTGACTTCGACCGTGACAACGCGGCCTACCTCATCAATCAGAGGGCCCGACCTGACGGTAGCCAGCGCCAGACCGTCAATCTGCTGCTCAACATCTACCGCAACATCATGGCCAGGCTTTCGCTGAGCTACCCCTCCATCGCCGTCATCCCGGCCTCGCCGTCCAATGAGGACATCATCAAGGCCAAAAGCTCCGAGATAGCGCTCCGGTATTACTGGACCCGTGAAGACATCCAGGACAAGCTTCACACGGCGCTGCAATGGCTGCTCGTCACCGGAACCACGGCGGTCCATAGCTACTATGACGCCGATGACGACGTCATCCACTCCGAGCCCATCAGCCCGTACGACCTCTTCTTCGAGGACAAGGTTACAAACCCCCGTGATTCTCAGTGGATAGCCATCAGGAGTTTCCACGTCCGCGAAGACGTGGAGAAGGCTTACCCCGACAAGACCGAGGAGGTTCTCGCTGCCCAGGCTGGCGACGAGGCGACCGGGCTTGATTACCAACTGCACACGGTGCCGGACGACCGCATCGAGCTAATGGAGGTATACTGGCGCGACGGCCGTCACGCCATCCTCGCTGGTGACGTCTACCTCTACAAGGGCACCTGGAAGACCAAGACCTTTCCTGTCCAGGTCATCCGCTACACCGAGGTCCCCGGCCGCTTGTGGGGCATTGGCCTCATGCAGCCCTTGCTGGACCTCCAGCGCCTCTATAACGAGCAGCGCACCCAGGTGGTTCACAACGTCAAGCTCATGGGCAACCCCAAGTGGGCCATCCCCAAGACTGCGGGCATCAACGCCTCGTCGATGACCAACCGCCCTGGCGAGAAGATTTACTACAACCCGGCTGGCGGAGCGCCCAGTCAGATTCAGCCGTCGCCGCTGCCGGGCTACGTGCTCGACAGCATCACCCGCACCCAGGCAGAGATGCACGACGTGGCGGGCATTCACTCTGTGAGCCTTGGTAAGCGAGCGGTGGGCGTAAGCTCTGGCCGCGCCATGCAGGTCCTCAGCGACCGCGACACCTCTCAGCTTCAAGAGACCCAGACCAACGTCGAGCGCGCTGTGCGTGAGATGGCCAAGGTTGTGCTGGAGCTTATGAAGGTCCATTACACCGAGCCCAAGATGGCCCGGATGCTCGACCAGACTGGCAAGGTGGTCTACGAGGCCATCAGCTCTGCCAACATCGTTGACGACCCTGAGATCTTCATCGAGGCAGGCAGCGCCTTCCGGTTCGACTCCAGGGATAGAGACCAGCACGTCATGGAGCTTTTCCAGGCTGGCCTCATCGACCCGGAGAGCGCCATCAGGGAGTTGAGCTTCCGCACGGGCAATTCGTTCATCACCGAGAAGGTGCAGGGCATGGCGCACGCCAAGAAGCTTCTCGACGCCACCAAGGAAGGCTACGAGATCGAGATATTCCAGTCAGACGACATCCGCTCGATGCTCAAGGTGTTCTCGGATTACATCCACACCGATGACTTCTATGAGCTGCCAGAAGAGCGGCAGCTTTACATCCGAGACGTGGTTGTGGCGCTCAGTAACCCGAGGGCCTCCAGCGAGGAGTTCCAGCAGGCAGAGGCCATGCAGAAGGTATTCCCGCGCCAGATGCCGCCGCTGTCCCCGAGGGGCCAGCAGATGGGCGACATCATGTCGGTGGGCTCTCCAGAGACTCAGGGCCAGATGGCGGAAGAGGCCATCGGCCTCGCGGAGAATGTGGGTCTTATGGAGTCGGCGCAGTCCAGGCAGGCCGCAGGCCAGGAGGCGCTGATTAGCCCGGTCTTTGGGGGTATTGGATGACACCGGCAGGGGTAGCGGCCAAGTTCCGCCAGTACATCGACGAGCCTGACCAGACGTTTGTGTCGGACGCAGACGTGGAGATTTATCTCGACGATGGCTACCGCGAGTTCCGAAACATGGTGTGTGACATCAATCCGATGATTTACAACGCCACCCAGGAGGTCACGCTCTCCGATGTGCGTGAGTATGACCTCGACCCGGTGTTCATGGGGGCAAGCCCCACGGCCACCAACGGACGACTGGTGCGCCTCAATAGCGTCGTCAAGCTGGACAGCTCTGGGCTTGTCACCGAGCGCTTCGGCGCCGTGAGCAATATCCGCGCGCTCGAAGTGACGCCGTCGAGCTACTACCTCTCGGGCACCATCCTCAAGTTCACGCGCAAGCTCACCGGGGACTACACCATTGAGTACGTGCCTGCGGGTGACATCACGTGGACCGGCTCTCCCAGCGCGTTCATCGATAACCTCACGCCGTTTCACGACCTCATAGCCCTGCTGGCTTACCGGCAGTACGCCATTGTGGACGGCGCTGAGAGTGAGCCCATCCTGCGCCAGACAGCCACGAGACTGGGGCAGTTCCAGGAGTACCTCCAGGCCAGAGCCTTCGACGGCTACGACTACGTCCAGACGGTTCCCTGGTACGGATACTGATGGCGGTAAAGGCTCAAGAGGTTCAGGTACTTGGCTCGGGCATCGAGGCCAACGCACCGTCCAAGGGCGCGTTCGCGCTCAACATGCTCTACGCCAACAACGCCTGGCAAGTCCGCGAGGGGTTTGGCCAGGTCACGCAGTTCGACACCATGATGACGTCTATCTTCGAGGGCTCAGGCGGCGCCGTCTCGAACGGGGAGTGGGGGCTAACCAAGCACCTCGGCTCGCACCTCTTCAAGACCGACTTCGGCAACCTCCAGATGCTCTCCGTGTTCCTGGCCCGCGTTAATGTAACGCTCCCCGGCGGCCCACAGGTCACGCTGGCCTACGCACCCCTCCGCAGCATTTACATCGTCAGCATCTACGACCTGACCACCAACGAGCGCTTCGAGGTGCCGCTCTATCCGCACACCAGCCAGACCGCTGCGTCAGCTAGCTTCGACGACGCGGTGCCCACCACGCTCGACGGCCGCTCGTTCACCGAGGTAGCTGCCGAGGGCGTCGAGGACCTCGCGCCTCAGTACCAGACCGCCTACCTCGAAGGTCACGCTGCGTGGTTCAAGGCCAAGGACGAGTTCTTCTTCTTTGAAGAGTTCAACGATATCCTGTACTTCGGCAACAGGTCCGCAGGCTGCTGGGCGTATCTCGGGGCGTCTTTCAATGGCCTCCGGGCGACAGAGATAGACAACCTCAGCAACCGCGAGTGGTCCGAGTCCTATGGTGAATCGAACATCATCACGCCAGTGGTGCTGAGCCCTGGGGTCAACCCCGAGGCGTTCGAGTACCTGCGCACTGCCGACATGCCCAACCCGGTGGACGTGGCCGTGGTGCAGAACAGGCTCGTTTACGCCTCCGGCAACTACCTTTACTGGTCTGACCCTGGGTTCCCCAACGCCATCACGGATAGCAACTGGTTCCTGGTGCCGTCAGAAGAACAGATCACAGCCATCGCGGAACAGAATTCAAACCTCATCGTCTTCACCGAAAACGAGACGTGGCTCTATCAACCCTCGGTGGGTGAGATAGTCAGCCAGGGCAGGCTCACCAGAGTGAGCGATAACGTGGGGTGCGTTGGCCCAAACGCCAACGTCGCCACGGGAGGGGGCCTCGTATGGGTCGACACAAGTGGGGTCTATCAGACCACCAACGGACTCAGCATCAAGCCAATCTCGGAGCCAGTCCAGCCGTTCTTCGAGCGAGAGGGGATGACCAACCCGCTCACCTCGTACTTCGTGCAGTACGGCCAGACGGACCCGGACAACGAGCAGCCCACGACCACGCTCAGGCTCAAGCCAGGGGGTGTGAAATGCACGTTTGTGGCCTCGATGAACATGCTGGTCGTCTCGATTCCGCTGCTCAGCGCTGCGCTTGTGATGAGCGAAGGGCGGTGGTCGTGGTGGACATTTGAGTCCATCGTGGCCAATGACGGCGCAGACCCCCTCGCAGCCGTCGTCGGCGTCACCCAGAACATGCCATCGCCCTGGATACTCAACTACCAGGACGACCTCTTTGCCCTCGCCGGTCCAGATGCGCAGTCGCTCATCGATGATGCCGAATATATAAACCTGACCGACATCGACTTCGACCTCAAGTCCCGGTCGTTCATCATCCTGGAGTACGGCCGTGGCGGCGCCATCGACCGGAGCGTGGATGCAGACGAGGACAACCGCCGCATCTGCCAGTATGGGCATGAGACGGTCGCATCTGCCCCCGGCGGCTCCCTTGAGGCGATCGAGGGCGGCCTCTATATGGGGGCACCCATCAAGGTGCCCAATGGCTATCGCTTCCCATCGGGCAACACGACGGCCGATTCAGATGACTTTGTGGTCATCCCCATCTTTCTGGTGCCGCCGTCCAGCGCCTTCGTTGTGGACTATGGGATCAGCAAGATTGTGGCGAAGCTGACGTTTGATAAGACCCGCTGGCAGCCGGTGTATAACGGGGTGACGACCGCCAGCGTTGAGCAGATGTTTCCGACCGAGCGCCTCGCTAGCGCGGTGGCGTCTGGGGCTGACCTACCCTGGACCATAACGACCTATACGGACAGCGGTTTTGGCACGCCGTCACAGTCTGGCGGGTATCTCGTGGCGCAGTGGCTCGGAAGCGATGCCGACAATTATCACGCCCCCATGATGAACCTGAACTGGGAGCGGCTGAATCGGATTCTTTTCCTGCCGTTCAGGCGGGTGGCGGGCCAGGTTGCCGATGATACGAGTGGCATGGGCTGGCAAGTGCTTGTTGACAGCGGCGATACGCAGGTTAGCTTCCGCGTGGCCAGCATCGTCAACCCCGCCGTGTACGTGGATGCCTATGTCCCAGCAAGGGTTACAAACAGGTGGTCGCTCGGGTCCGGGTCTGTCCGCAAGGAAGACAGCGTCGCCCAGCCGGTCGACTGGGCTTACAAGTCCACCAACGTGGGCCTCGAAGGCGGCAACGAGCTGAAGATGCGCGGCGTCTGGGCCAACCTGCTCAGCCACGGCACGGGCACAGAAAAGCTAGACTCTACGTGGCCTTACGGGCTCTTCAACACCCTGGTTGGGAGCGATCGGAAAGAATGGATGGCGCAGATAATCGACATGGCGCCAGCGCAGGCGGCCGTCGAGCAGCAGGACGAAACGGCGCCGTTCACGTCCACCAGTACGCTTCGGACCAGGGTGCAGAAGTCTGACGGCGACCTCGTTGACAAGGCGTTTGGCACCACCGGCCTCGTCTGGGGCGATCCTGTCGCCGCCGCCACAGAGGGCTCGGACGGCACCGTTCTCATCGGCGACGAGGACACCAGTGACATCTCTGTGAGCATGTCCGTCAAGGGCCAGAGCTTCAGCGTGATGCACTTCGGGTTCATCATGAACAGGGCCGAAAAGCTGTGGGTCGAGGGCGTCAAGGCAGTCTTCAGGATTGTCGGCGGCCGCCGTAGGAGGGGGCGCTAATGCCCAACTACGGAATATACAACAAGATTATGAGGCCGTGGCTCACTCTCGAAGAGGTGAACGACCAGGCCCAGGAGGGCGCCATCGAGGCGCAGGTCAGGAGCCTTGAGCTGCTGCCCCCAGGCGCGCTGCTTGAAGAGGAGCTTCTTGTCCGAAACCGCTGGAACCTGGGCAGCGGCATGTACGCCGCCTTCACGCACGATAAGCCCCACAATGCCATCCGGGGCGTTGTGGCGGGCGCTCAGTTCACAAGGCGCTGTAAAATCAACGGCCACGCCTCTGTCTTCGGCGTCGAGTTCTCTGACTCCGGGGACCCGAGCGCCAACGAGTTGGTGCTGGTGGGCGAGAGTGTGGTCGCCTCCTTCACTAACTGCATCTTCAGGCGCGACCCATCGAGCGTGGGTGGCATGGTGCGAATCGAGGACGGCGCTGTTGACGCTCAAGCGGTCTTCATCGGGTGCATCTTCATCAACGGGGGCTCACCCACCATCAATAATGTTGGCGGGTCTCTGGGCCGTGTGCAGGCCATCGGGTGCATCAACGACACGCCCAACGCCGGTCTCGGGGACGTTACTGAGATCGGCACGGTGGTCGCCTAATGGCCTGGAAAGCAAACCCGAGAACCATCACCAAGGAGCAGTTCTCCGAGGGCACCACCATCGATGGCAATCGTATCGATAACGCCATGGACGACGTGGTCGAACGCGTCAACAGCGTGCCCTATGGAGACCTCCGCAAGCGCTGGGTGCCCATCACTTACGTGGCAGGCTGGACCCCACAGTCGCCCGCCACGCTGGAGATGACCTCTGGCGACCCGGACGAGAGCGACAAGGGCGAGATAGCCGGCACCCACCACTGGCCCTGGATGCGTGTTCTGAACACCAATTCAGAGGTCGTGAACGGCACACTCGGCGCGGCAGCAACAGATGACCTTCGGTTCACCAACCCCTACAGGCTCAAGGGTGTTCAGGTGCCCGGCGTATATCCCTATGGGAAGTCAGTAACCGCCGAAACCGTGTACACCCCGTCGTTCCCCCCGGTTGGTGAGCAGTTCGCCTGGACGCGCTCGTGGTTCATCGAGAGACCGAGCATCTTGAGTTCTATCGATCTGATACTTGAGCTGGACCATGCTTCGGCCCCGAGAGGGGCCTACCTAAACAGTTTCCTGTACGGCGATGAGGCGCCCGATGGCTACGCGGCCTCGTCCAATGACAGGGGCCTCGTCATCACAGCCGCTGTTGACAGCGAGTTCGCCAGAGAAGACCGCAACATGGCTGACGTCGAAGTCCTGCGACGCCGCTTCCAGGTAAACAACGACAGCATAAGCCTGCTGCCGCTCCCCGTATCGTCAACCTCGGGAGACGCTTATGACGACTTTGTGCCGAAGCCATGCATAAGCCCGGCTCACGAGATTGCCTCCACCGTCCAGGGCGTCCACATCAGCCTTGGCTACCCCACCGAGACCGGCGCGGGCCTTAACATCCCCATTCATCAAATGGCTCGCCTGCGGGTGTCTGTCGTTATCCCGTCCTATACCTCCGGGATGCGCCCGTGTGGCTGGAACCCAGACACCGCGACGGTCTCCAGCGGGGCTTACCCCTGGTATCAGCAGAAAATCCATATGACGGTCACCATGCTCGAAGAGGTAGTCAGTGGCTAAGATCAGCAGGAAGAAGCTGGCCCGGGGCACCAAGCTTATGCCGGGACATGTGTCGGACCCGCTTGCGGACGCCGCCACTCAGATGACCAACATTGACATCAACCGTGACCAGATGAAGGCGCCCATGGCGCCGTTCTGCGTCAACCTCTCGGTGCCCTTTCTTGGCCCCGCATCGCTTCCGGCAGGCACCATCACCATTCCCTTTGCGCTGCCCCCTCTCCAGGAGGACTTCGAGTCCAGGGGCACCTTCGGAACGGGCGCACCCGTCTATCCCGCCGCAATGCCCCAGATAATGCTCAAGTCTGTGTCGTTCTCGTTTGACCAACGAGGCGAGCCCGCCGCCATCGCCAGCCAGTTCTGGACCCAAAGCGGCACCGGCAACACGGGCAAGTATGGCTACTCAAGCGAGCAGGCCAAACTGACCTACGAGGACGTCACCAAGCTCGATATCAAGATATCCCTCCACGAAAAGGACCAGGCCTACTTCGGAGATGCCTACCCGTACAAGCTCCAGAAGGAGCTGTGGTCAACGGTCATCCCGGAGAGCGTGCTCTCAGGCCGCGCCCTCCGCGCCAACCCGTTCATCCAGACCGACATCGACATCGCCATCGACCCCTATAAAACCCTGCTGTTCACGGTCCACTGCCCGGGGCTCACCGATACGGCGGGCCGGAACCTGACGCTGCCGTCCATCGAAGTGTCCATGAAGTTCCTCGGTGAGCTGGTCCAACGAGACAGCGGCTCGGGGGATGTGCAGAACATCCCTGCCGACGGCGGCAGCGGCGAGAATAAATACGGGGCCAAGACGGCACCGTCCATCACGATCAGCGAGCCGGGCACCGGAACCGCGCTGAAGGCAGCGGATACGGCAGGCGTGAATACCAACGTCACCACCATTGATAGCCAGTTCACCGCCAAGCTTCAGGGCGGCTATGACCGCTTCGGAGACACGCCGCCCACAGAGGTCATCAAGGATGACGCGGCCTATGACGTCATCGCGGTGCCGCTCTACCAGAACAGCGCAAACGGCGGCATCTCTGCCAACGCGACGTTCCTTGCGACGTGGCCCTACGTGGGCACTCGCGATGCGCTTGAGGCCAACGCGGGCCTCTTCGACCGCCGCATCATCCCGATTCACCACTCTTACACCATCCACCACGCCATCTTGGCCTGGAACTGGTCGCCCTACAGAATACTGAACGCAGACTGGAACCCGGACGGCACGCCCCCCATGGACGGAGCCGGGGCGCCAATAGCCAACGCCCAGGGGGCGCTGTGGATTGCCCCGTCCGAGGACATTGCCCTCAAGGTGGGCATCGGAATCGGCACAGGAATGAGGGCCGACGGGTTTGGGTATGCCGAGGTGGGCGAGTTGGCCATCAATAACCCCAATAACTACGCCCCAGGGGCAATCCCGCCCACCCCCGGAGACCCCGACACAACCGGCGACTGGGACACCAGCCTCATCGACCGGATTACCAGCACAGACTCACCCCCTGCGTCCATGTTATGGAACGCTGCCGGTGACAACTACGCCTTCGCGCCCAAATGGAACTGGGAACTGCACTCGATTCCGCTCACGCCCACGACCGACAGCGCAAACGGCTACTACGTCCAGGGCGACCCCGTGTTTGTTGGCCCCGGCTGGACCACCACCAAAGAGCGCAGTGACTTGGACGGCGCCGCCCCAGCCACGGCGGGGGCTGAGCAGTGGATCGAGGTCCGCTCCTTGCTCTATCCCAGCGAGGCCGGAAAGGGCTTTGACACCGCGGTTGCCGATGTGGTTGCCAACCTCGAAGACCCCAACGACACTCTTGGCAAGTTACCAAGCATCTTGGTGGGCTACGGTGGGTGTTACGTGTATCTTATCTGCAAGAAGCATCTTACGAAGTAGGAGGACGCCGTGCCCGATACGCCCAACCCGAGCGCCGCCCCGCCATTTAAGACCCACCAGGACTACTTGGACGAAGCGGCGCAGAAAAAGCATGACGCCGCCGTGCGGAAGGAGGCCCAGGAGGCCGAGCGCGCTCGGTTAGAGGCCGAGGAAACGGCCGCTGCTTCGGCTCGCGCAACCTCCGGGTACGCGCAGACGCGCCCCACCTTCGACTTCTCCAGCCAGGAGGGGCTCTTCGGTGATATCGGCGCCGCTCAGTCGCAGATGTTCGCAGACCTTCAGGGCTACAAGGGCGCCCTCGACACGGGCCGGGATGAACTGGTGTCGCGCCTCGGCGCCTACGAGGGTGCCCTCGACAGGGCTCCGGCTCTCGTGCGGCGCGACGTATCCTCTGAGGCCGCCCGGGGGATGGCGGCGGCCATGGGGCAGGCCGGGGGGATGCCTATCGGTGGCGGTTCGGCCGCTGCGATGCGCGCACAGGGCCGCACTGCCGGGGACACCACCGCCCGCATCTTTGCTGATTTGCTTCCGGGAATCGAGCAGGCCAAGTTTGCCGCTGGCGGCCAGGTCTTTGCCGAGGCCCTCCCCGCCATGGAGTTGGCCAAGTCAACCGCTGCGGATAAAGAGCTGCAAGTGCTCCTCGATGAGCAGACGCGTGCGGAGGCCCCAAGGGCTGGCATGCAGATCGCCGTTGATAATGTCTTCGCTATCGAAGAGCAGTATCTCATACCCACCGATGACCACCCGGACATCACAACGGAGGACAAGAAAAACGCCGCCGAGGCCTATCTGGCCCTCGCCGAGGCCTCTGGCGACCCCAAGGTGGCAGCCTTCTATCTTGCAAAGGCCGACCAAATTATGGGATTTGACCCGACCGCGACCGCTTAAGCCCCACCCCCGCAACGCCGACGAGATGAATCTGTATGGGTAGAATCGTTATACCGATGGCGCGGCCCCACCAACGGGCGAGCGCTGGCCACAGGGCAGTCCCACGGTTGCAGAGCACCCGCAGGCATCAGAGAAAGCCGCGCCCGCTGACCATGAGGGAGAAGTACGGCGTCAGTGAGTGGGAGCTTTTCAACACGGCCCTCGACACCGCAATCGGCCTCGGTGGACGCGCAGCATCCGCAAGTGAAACAGCCAAACGCCGCAGGCAGAGGGCAGCGCAGGCCGAGAGCGCAACGGATGTCACAGCGTCTGCCGAGGCGTTCCTCGCCCAGATGGACCCACCCGCACTGTCAGCCCAACTGGACGAGTCCGAGCTTCTTCAGCGACGCGGCACGCAGCCAATCGCGATGAGCGGGGCAGCGCCCGAGGACCGGGGCAGGTGGGAGGCGGCTCGCCAGGATGTGATGCAGGAGGCGTCGTCTTCGCAGTGGCACCCCGCTGGCGCCCAGACGGGCGGCTGGGTCATCGACCCACTCGGTGAGATGGCTGGGCGTCGAAGCGAAAGGGTCATTGGCCTTGAGGAGTCCGGGGCCCTTCAAGCGCCACCGATTATGGCCACGAGGATGCCGGCCCCTCAGCTTCAGTTGGATCCGTCCCTCCAGGCCGCCGCGCCGGGACAGATGCCCCCTGGGCTTCAGTCCCCCCTCATGGCGCAGCCAGCGCCTCAGCAGCAACCCACCGCCTACATCCCCACCACCCTCGGTGAGGCTCAGGCCATGGCGCAGGCCGCCACCACGCTGGAAGAGCGCGCGGCGGCGATGGAGCATATCGACCAGCTGGCCTTTCCCGGCGGTCTCCGTGACGCCATCACGGGCGGGCACGTCGAACGCGCCCAGCGAGCCGCAGGCGCATGGAGGCCGCCTCGGGGCGAGACCGCCCTGGATGCGGCCCGAAGACGCCAAGTCGAGCAGGCCATCTTAACGAGCAAGGCGCTGGAGGACCAGCGCCGCAAGCGGACAGAGGCCCTTCAGGCAGACATTGACGCGGACGCGGCCAAGCTGTTTAAGCAGGCGGCCATCGTCAGGAAGAGGGACCCTGAGAAGGCCAAGCGCATCGCGCAGTTGAGCTACTACCTCAACAATAAGGGCAAGTTCGACAGTGGGGAGGTTACCGAGGAGGAGTGGCGCTCCAAGTCTGGCGTATTCGCTGACGACGAGCCGTCTGGCGTCGCCTTCCATGCCAAGGCGCTAAAGCTTCCGAAGAGCAGCGTCATAGAGGTGGGTAAGGGCGCTCAGAAGCTGATCAGCATCAGCAAGACCAGGCCGTTTACGCCTCGACCCGTGCCGGCCACCCTCCTGACCGCCAAGCGAAAGATCTCAGAGAAAATCGCCGCCGACAGGCAACTGCTTATGCTCGGAGAGGCTGAGCTTAAAAATATGGCCCGCACGAATCCGGCATTTGCACCCACGGCGGTGACGGCCTCGTTGGTGGAGAACCAAAGGCAACTCCGTGAAGTGGACGGGCAGATAGCGGGGCACAAGGCTGCGCAGGAGGGTGCCACTGGCGGCGCCACCTACAGCGCGCCAGCCTCCGCACCGCCCGCCACGCAGGCCCCCGCCCTTGTGCGCGGTGATGACGGCGTCTGGAGGCGTCCGTAGGCGACCATGGGCATTATCACCGTCGAGGGGTTGGGGCAGGTTGAGATAGCCGGGGACGCCCCAACGCATGAGGAGGGCCGGTTAATCCTGGCCCAACTTGAGTCCGTCGCCCCAGCAATCACACCCGCCATCGAGGAGGCCCTCTCACCCCTGGCTGGCCTCCAGGAGCGGTTCCAGCAGATCGAGGACCCGCGCGAGGAGACCGGCCCCCTGGGCCAGGCGGCGCGCGGCATCGGCTACGGGGCATCCCGCGTTGCCCGAGGGGCGCTCCTGGGCACTGGCCTTGCAGCGGCAGAGGCCACCCTCGGTCGCGAAGAGGTGGAGAGGTCCCCCTCCTTCGCGCTCCATGAGGAGTGGAAGGCTCTGGAAGAGGGTCTCTACAAGCCGTCCGTATCGTTCGATGACGTGCTGGAGAGTGGGTGGGACCCGTCCACAGTGGCCGCGTTTATCGGAGAGAGCGGAGTCTCTTCGCTACCAGGCATGGCCGCCGCCGTCGCTTCGATGCCGCGTTACGCCATGTCGATGGTGGGCGAAATTGCCCAGCAGCGCGCAGCCAACCGTGGCCCAGGTGCCGAGGTCACTGGCGCAGACCTTGCGGTCGCTGCCGTTACGTCCGGTGCCGTTGCTGGCGGCGAGAGGCTCGGCGCAAAGCTGGCGATGGGCGGCGGCACCGCTGCCACCCCCCTCCGCAGGGTGGGCCAGGCCGCCGCTGGTGAATTGGTAACAGAGGCTGGCCAGGAAGCCGTCCAGACCATCGGTGAGCAAGCTTTCACCCGCGAGGGGGAGGGCCTCGTGGCCGGCGTGGACCCCACCGAGATGGCCAAGCGTATGGCCGCTGGCGCCCTTGTCGGCGGTCCGATGGGCGGTGTGATTGGCGCAGGCGCAGAGGGGGTTCGCGGTCTTCGCAGGCCCCCAGCAGAGCCTCCCGCGTGGGTGGAGACGGAGGCCGGCGCCTACGATGCCGATGAGCGCGTTGAGAGGAGGCTTGAGCCCACCCCAGTCACCGAGGAGGTGGTTGCGGAGGTTGAGGTCCCAGCGTTCGACCCGGAAGCGTCTCTGGAAGAGTACCGCCTCGCGCTAGATGGGCGCGACCCAAACCCCGCTGAGGACATCCGCGCAATCGAGGCCATCTTGCAGCGCCCAGGTGCGGGGCCATGGCTGGGGAACATGCGGAACATGGCCCTCGGCCGCCTAGAGGGCGACCCGTTCTCAGAGCGACTGCGGTACGGAGCGAATCGTGCAGAGGAGCTTTGGGAGCAGCGCCGCGCCGCCCCAACCGCCGAAGTGGTCACCGAAGAGGTCGTCACCCCAACCGAGGAAGTGGCGCGCGACCCAGCTACGGAAGAAGCGCTCATGCAGGCCGAGGGGTTGATAGCGGAGATTGAGGGCATCCAGGTCCATGAGGGGCCGATAGGGGCGCTGCGGGAGATTAAGTATCAGGTAAGGCTTGTCGACATCGAGATGGCGGAGTTGCGCCAGGTTGACGAGGCGTGGCCAGAGCGCGAAGACGCACTCGAAACACTGCGCGGCGCCCTGGTAGAGCGCGCTGACAACATCCTCCAAGGCATTGCCAGTGAGGGCGACGCCGCACTTATCACGCAGTCGAGGGAAGTGATGGGGCCCGAGGCGACGCCGGACTTCGGCCGGGGTGGCACGCCTAGTCAGGTCTGGAAGTGGTCGTCCTACGAGGGGCGAGAGGCAGACGTGGCCGCCGCCAAGGCCCGCACCCCCTCCAAGACAGACCCGTATGAGGCCGTCAGGCGTGCTCAAGCCCTAGCCGCCCAGGACGCCCCTCCAATCGACGCTGTGGACGCCATCATCGAGAGCATAGATGAGTCCACGGTGCCCGGTGAGTTCACGCAGGCTGGGCCCATGGCGTTGCCGCTGGGCGCCGGTCCAGAGGTCGAAGCCGTTGACGTGATGATGGAGACGGTCCCACTGATTGAGGGCATCGAGCGCCTCAAGACCAAGATGAAGGCAGAGGCCAAGGCGGCCAAGAGGGCCGTCCCGAAGCGCCCCGGCACAAAGGCGGCAGAGCGTAAGCCCACTCGCGCCGAGAACAGGGTCGCAGAGGCCGAGGGGAGGGCGCGGGCTGCGCTTGCAGCGGCCGATGTGGCAGCCGCCGACGCCGACATTGACGACGCCCTGTCCGATGCAGTCGCGGCGCAGGCCCGCGTAATGGCGGGGCCGGCAGATTTCATATCCGCAAAGAACGCCGATGTTGAGAGCCTCCTGCGAGACATGGGCCGTAGCGACGAGGACATCAGGGCCTTGAGCGAGACGCAAAGGGTCTCATACGCGCAGTCCCTCGCCATGCTGGAAGAGTCCAATCTCAGGTCCAGCCTTGAGGGCGAGGGCCAGTCGCTAGAGGTGGTAATACCCCCAGCGATGACCGCGTTAGCCAACAGCATCACTCAAAGACCCAGGGCCGCGTCAGATCTCGAACAACTGGCCTTCAACAGCGTCATCGCCCAGGTCAACACGGCCAACCGTCGCCTCAGTGCCAGGATTAACGAGCTAGACCAGATTGTGCCAGAGTCGTCGGTTGAAAGGTCTGCTATCCAGGATGAGATCGACATCCTCACGAAGAAAAAAGAGGGCCTGGACGCCGACTTTGACTTGTTCGCCGCAGCTAATAAGGTCATCGGCTCAATCTGGGGCCGCGCGGGCTGGATGCGGCAGCGCCGGATTAACGACAACATGACCCTCGATGAGGCCCAGGGCGCAGCCCGTGCAAAGAGGGGCGCCCAGCTCACCCCCAAGCAGAAGGAACTGCTGAAGTCCATCTTCAACGACGCAGATGCGCTGCGTGATGCCGCCACCAAGGCGCGTAAAAGCGCCCTGGGTGATTACAACAAGGCCAAGCGGGCACTCGAAAGGGCGCAAGGGGTCAAGAAGTCCGCAGACGATGTGCGCAAAGCGGCCCGCAAGAGGGTGGAAAAGGCCATGGATAAGAGGTCGCCCCGACAGAGGGCGGCCGAGGAAGAGATCCGCTGGGGCGTTGATAGGCCCATCAGAGTGACGCCACTCCGCATGAGCGCAGAGGAGAAGGCGGCAAGGAAGGCCTTCAGGGACGCCCAGAGGAAGGCGAAGCGGGCGGCCAAGGAGGTCACCAAGAAGGAGAAGGAGGCTCAAGAGATTAAGGGGATGGTTGCGCAGGCCGAAGCAGACATAAGGCGCGCCAAACAGAAGAAGGCCGCCGCCCCAGAGGAGGCTATCCAGCACCCCTTCTTCAGGCACTGGACAAGGCAGAAGTCAATCGCTCGTGCGATGACGTCGTCTGGGGATGACTCCGCACTCGGCAGGCAGGGCGGCGCTTTGGTCCTCCAGAATCTAGGCGCTGCGATCAGGACCCTTCCCTACATCGTCCGAGTCAACCCGTTTAAGTGGGATCCCGTCGCGAGACGAATCGTCCACAACCCAGCGTCACGGGCTGCGGCCATCGAGATCCAAGAGGAGATGCTCAACAGTCCATGGCAGATCGCAAGGAATTGGGCAGCACTTGAGATGAGTGAGGTCGAAGGCAGATCGAACACAGGCAAGAGCGGACTTGACGCGAAGGAGGAGTATTTCGCCACCCATGCGTTCGACGAGGGCGGCAAGCTCCTCCAGGGCGTTGGCAAGCACCTCATCACCCCGTCCCAGAACCTGTTTGGCCTCACCCTAAACCGCCTGCGCTCGGTCAACTTCGACGACGGTCTTCGCATCCTGGCAGAGGGAGAGGGCGCGGACCTTGACGCTGTTACGCCCGAGGCGGGAGACGCCGTCATCACCGCGATGATTGAGGCCAACGCCCCGCCATCGAAACCAAGACGCCTGCGCGAGGGCGACCAGGACTTGTTCCTGGCCAAGGAAGACATCCCCAGCCTCACCCCAGATGAGCGGGCAGAGTTTGGCCGCATCGACCTGGCGATGAACGTGGTCCCCAGGGCAGATGCCGAAGCCCTCGCCGTCATTATCAACGCAAGCTCTGGCCGTGGCGAGTGGACTTTTGGCGTAAGCGACCGCCAGGGCGTCGACGTGATCAATAAGGTTCTCAGGAACATCTTGTTTGCGCCCAAGTTCACAGCGTCCCGCTTCGAGTCGTTCTCTCACCCGTTCCAGCTTATCGCAGCCAGCCGTGGGCACGGCCGGTTCAAGAACGTGTCCCCCAAGGCGCTTAGGCTGTTCAGGAAGAGGGTGGGCAGGAGCATCGGGCTCGGCGTTGGCCTGGGGGCCATGTCTGTCATCGCTGCGTCCTTCGACGATGACCGAGACCCCGGGGAGGCCCTGGACAACTTCATGAATCCTGGCAGCGCTGACTTCTTGAAGGGCCGCATCGGCACCCACAGGTTCGACGCGCTCGGCGGCATACCAACGTCCGTCCGATACCTCCTCCCGCTCAACTTCACGCCCATTGAGGCGTGGCGTAAGTCTGACGACCCCGCAGAGTGGGCCTACCACACGCTGATATCTGACTGGGGCGAAGGGGCCGGGGACAAGTTCAGTCGGATGGTGCGAAACAAGCTGGACCCACTCACGTCCGCAGCGTGGACGATATTTACCCAGAAGGACTACCTTGGTCGCCCGCTCAGGGAGCAGGACTTTATGGGGATGCCTGCCTCCGAGATGAACGACGTTGAGAGCTTCATCATCAACGGGCTCATACGCCCCATCGTGGGCGCGTACACCCCCATCATGGCGCAGAGCGCTTCAGAGGCCGCCATCCGCACGATGTATCCACACATCGGGGAGGAGGAGCGCAACGCCTTCGTGCATCAGTTCGCACCGCCGCTGTGGGAGGTGCTGGGTGGCGGCCACGCCGACTACCCAGACGTCAAGGGGTCTCGCGGCTACAGGGCGACGCCGCGCAGAGCGCGTAAGCCACGCAGGCCATCCCCAAGGCGGTACTCCCGGTGATAACGCTCATGCAGGACTTCATCCGCGCCATCCGCTCCAGGGTCAGGCCACAAGACGCTCTGGCGTCAGTGGCCGAGGCATGGCTGGAGCAGGGGGCCACCGAGAGCGAGGGCTCCAACGCTGGGCCAGACGTCTCCTGGTTTATCCACGATGGTGGCGGCAGACCGTCCAAGCGCCCACCCTGGTGCGCCTACTTCGTCTCCTCGTGCTGCCGTCAGGTCGCCAGAGCTGGCTTCGCCATCGAGCACGTGCGGACAGGCAGGGCGGTGAGCCACTGGATAAAGGCGCCACCGGAGCGCCAAGTAAGCCGAGATGGCATCTGGGATGAGCCGGCCTATCGAGGCCTCATCTTCGTGCGCACGCGCATGTCCAAGCCAGAGACCGACAGGCTCAAGGTGCTCGACGGCATCAACCGCCAGGGCCACACCGGCATCGTTGTGGACATCGACATCGAGGCCCGCACCGTGACCTGCGTGGCTGGCAATTCCTCGGGCTACGGCCACAGCCGTGTCCGAGGGGGTGGTGCCGTGGCCAAGGAAGTAATTACAGAGGGTGACGAGGCGTGGAGCAGGCTGGTAGGGTTCGTGCGCGTTACACCACAGCCAGGGGAAGAGGCGTGAAGCAGTTGCTTGTTATGATTCTACTCATGCTGTTCGCGGGATGCGGCAGCACCTACCATCTCAAGACGGGTGGCTGGAAGCTCAGCAAGGTCGACGGCCAGGGCACCTGCCTGGTGGTCCACTCGCCTGACGACCCCGAGGTGGTGCGTGTGTGCATCGCAGCCCCCGAGAAGCTGCTCGTCAGCAGCAAGGTCCTCAAGGAGCATTGCGATGGCGCTAAGTGACAAAGACAAGGAATTCCTGGGCATTCCGCTGGTGGCTGCGTCTTTTCTCGGTGCGCTAGCCCGAACCACTGGACTTGATACGTTCGCATCGGCAAGTTCCGCCATCGAGATGGTCCCGGTGGGGCAGATTGCAGAGGCCCTCGCGGCGCTGCGTACCGACAGGGTCTTCATCGAGTCAGGGACCATGGAGATAGACGACAGTGTCGGGGTTGAGATCTTCGACGAGGAGGAATAGCCGTGAAGAAGACCGTTCACTCAAAGCCCATCGACACCCCCGAGAGCGCCCTGGTGGCCACCGCCATGGTGGCCTGCCTGCTCCACCTGGGCGGCTTCGTCATCCTCGACCCGATGGACTACGGCGTGGCCATCGGAGCCGTGCTTACCCCCATCGTCATGCTCGTTGTTCGCGTAGCCAGCGTGGCAGGTGGTAAGATTGAGGCCGCAGTCGAGGGCGCAGAAGAGGAGACCGAGGACAAATGAGTTTTGGGTCATGGGCCAGGCAGAACGTGGTAGCGCTCGCCACCTGGGCGGGCGTCATCCTCACCCTGGTGGTCTCCGCTGCCGTCAGCATGGCCCAGGCCGATGACACGCAGAAGACCCTGGTCGTTGCGACCGCTCAGCATGAGGACGACATCGTCAAGCTGGAGTCCGACGTGCGGTCCATCCAGGAGCAGCAGGCCAGGCTCGTCAAGGTGGTCGAGAAGACCGCGACCGTGCTCACAGAGTTGGACAAGACCACCGCAGAGTTGAAGGTGATGGTCCAGACCAGCCACCGTGACTGACGAGTTACTGCGGACCGCAAGCTAGACACCGTCCTCGACAAGATTGGCGAGACGTAGGGCCAGCCTGCGCCATCTTCGCAACACCTTCATGCCTGCCGGTGACGTCCCCGAGCATCGGGCCTCACCCTTGCGGTCGACCCTGCGCCAGTAAGGGCCTCGGTTGATTCGTATCCAGGCGAGCTTCCACCTGTCTCGCACCTCTGGACAGTAGCGATGCACCGTCCTCTCGGTCGTCACCAGCCTGCCGAGGAACACGTGGATGCTGGCGATGGGGTCAGTCCTGTCGTGGATAAACTGCTCGGCCCAGGGCCAGAGCTGGATGATTCCGACAGCCTTGCCCCCGTCCCCGATGGCCTCGGTGTTCCCGCGAGACTCGAAGCATGCCTTTGCGAGCGTCATGCCCCGCAAGTGAGGGGGTAGGCCCGCCAGGGCCTCTATCTCCAGGAAATGAGCCCCCAGATAGGGGTCTACGCCGCATTGAGCGGCTCGCTCCACCAGGATGCGGTCAGAGACGGGCATCGAGGCGGCGAGGAGCAGGGTGACGATGAGTGCGTGCATTAAATATGGCCCTCGGTGGAGTGGTCGATGAGGCGGACCTCACGGTTGTTGATTGTGGCACCACCGAGGGCCAGAACTGCCAGCCTATACTAGAATCTGAGGTCATCGTCAGCGTAGGGGTTGGACTTCGGGCCCACTGCGCCGGTCTGCTGGGCGTTGCCGTTACGCCGAGGCCCGCAGAACTCGAAGCGGAAGGCGCGCACATAGACCTTGCGGCGCTTGTTGCCCTCCTTGTCCTCCCACTCGTCAGACTTGAGGGCGCCTTCGACGTAGACCTGGTCGCCCTTGTCTTGGGTGCAGATCAGCTCCGCCTGCTTGCCCCAGAGGGTGACGTTGTGCCAGTCAGTCGACTTCTCACCCTTGCTGAACGCGCTGGTCGCTATCGACACGTCCACCACCGGAGTGTTGTCTGACCCCACTCGACGCAACTCCGGCTTCGCACCCAAGCGCCCCATTAAAATCACATTGTTCGCCACTGGTCCTTCTCCTTTGTGCGGCGCGCAAACGCCGTTGTTGAAATCGCTGCTCGCGGGCGTCGCATCGCCCACACCTCGTCTCGCCTGAGCGGCAGAACCTGCCGCAGTCGAAGCAGTGCGCTAGTCGGTCAGGTTCAGCTCGTAATCCAGAAGGCCCTTCTTCCGAAGGAACTCTTCGAGAAGCGCTGCGGTCATCCGGCTTATGGTCATCGCGGCCCCCGGGTTCTCCCGGTTGAACGCCACGATGTACTTCTCCAGGGCCAGCTTCGCGTACAGCGGAATGCGAGCCCCCACCACGATGGAGTCCGTCCGCTCCAGACTCTTCTCGTAATCCGACATCTTCGAGTGTCGGTTTCCCCTTCTCAGTGCCATGGCTATCGCTCCTCTTTCCAGTTGAGAAATTGATGGAGACCGTCAGTCGTACACAGACGGTCTGCAAGTTGTTGTCGTTGCTTTTCATTCATACCGCTGGGTCGTGGGTTGTTTTTGGACTCCATCCAGGCCGCGACCTCGTAGTAATCGACGTCGAGCCTGCTCAGCTTTTCGTGGAAGAGCTTGCGGCCCTGCTCCCATGAGGGGTGGTGCGATGACTGCTCAGCGCCCACCCCTGAATCAAAAGGGACGTTGTCACGTCCCTCGTCCTGCGGAGGGGCTGCCCACTCGCTCTTGTTGGTGTGCTCGTTCTTCTGCATGCGCCTGCCGGTTGACTCCATGGCCTTGATGGCGTCGTCGTCCTCCGTCTCACACAGGGCGAAGAGCGTGCCGAGACCGTAGCGCCGGGCGAAGGTCGTCGCGGAGCCCTGGCCCTGCGGGTTGACCTTGCCGTAGAGCAGCCTGACGCGGGCCTCGACGTATTGGCCACTCTCGGCATGCGCCACCGTGGTCACGCAGAAGTCTGACCCATCGGCGCCGCCGTCCAGGTACTGATAGAAGACGAGGCCGTGTGCGTTGCACCCCCTCGCCACGGCGGTCAGGTCTTCGAGCGTGATGTAATGCGATTTGAAGTGAGGGTTATAGCCCCCCTTGGCGACGCTCGGGTTGGTCGCCTGGAAGGCCAGCATGGCCTTGAATAGCTCGGGTCCTGGGTTACTCATGGGTTTCCTCCTGCGCGGTTAGATATCTCCACTACAACGGTTGCGATTGTCTCGATGCCCTCCTGCAGCACTCTCATCCTCCCCTCTAGGCCCGCCATCCTCACTGCGACATCCTCTAGCGCAGACTGGTGGACGGAGATATCAAAGAGGCAGGCGGGGCCCTTGTCTTTCGCGGCTGCGGCATCCAGCCGCTTTGACCGGCTCCAACAGGACTTGCCAGTCACGACCAACCCAGGGCTAGATGCCATGAGAATGCCCGCAACTATGCTCCATCCCTCCGACTGGCTGAACTTGCCGCTGGCCTGCTTGGATTTTTCAATAGCGGGTTGCGCCATCTCAATGGCTCGCCTGAGTTCCTTGTCGGTCCTCGGTGTCCACTTCATCCCCGACACTCCTTGGGCCTGTTGTTGTCGAGCCACTCGCTAAGCGGCAGGTAGAGCGCGTGCATGTCGTGCTCTGGGCTGTTGGCGCCCATCTTCACAAGCTGCACCCACATCTCTTTGAGAATCTCGTAAGGGGTGTCGTCCATCACCCGCCCTCCTTGGCCTGCAAAGCCTCTGCGGCGCGCTCAATCTGGGCGTGGATTCGCGTCCGCGCCACGTCGTGTATCTCACGACGTGTCGGGTCCAGCGTGGCGAGCCCATCGAGGAGGCGCACCTCCCCCTCCAGGTGCTTGATAAGCTCGCGTAATCCCTTCGGCGTGAACCCGAGCATGTTGCCGCCTGCCATCACCGCCTCCTCGTGTGCGTGGGGTCGACCCACTCGATACGGACCACGGGCTCTCCATGGGCATCGGTGGGCGGGGTCGCGCTCTCTGCCCACTCCAGGAGCAGGTCCTTATCGACGCGCGTAACGGTGTCCTCCACCTTCACGTCGTCAGGTAGCAGGTGCTCGTTGCGCTGGGCCCACACGACCCGGGGAACCGTCTCCTTCTGGACCAGCCACGCCTTGCTGCCGTCTGGCAGATTCATGTGGCGCCCCTCCTCCTTGCCCAACGTGGCCTGTCGACTGTGAAAGAGGGCAATACTCAGCTCCTTGCATCGCTCGACGGTCCGCTGCGCTGCCGCGATGGCTCGCTTGAACGTGGCAATCTGAGTCTTGAGCCCGTCGATGTCCTGCGCGGCTCGCTTCGTGGCGAAGTCGATGGCCAGGAACTTTTCGGCCAGGTCGCCCTCGTACTGCGCCAGGGCCGAGCTGACCTCTTTGGCTGCGCCTGCCACCGCATCGGTCGGGCCCTCTGCGGCCTCCTGGGCGAACAGTTCAGACAGGCGCATGGCCAGCGCCTCACCGTCTCGCCTGATGTCAAAGGTCGTCTTCTTCTTCATGCCGTCACCTCTTGCGCGTAGCGTGCGTGGTGAAAGGGCATCGAGGCCGCCTCGAAGCTGTCGCACCCCTCGATGCTCCGCACCAGCGCCAGGGCGAGCAGGATGGGGTCCTCCCAACGCCAAGACCCAAGGGATGTCGCGGCGTGCTGGGTCCATGCGTCGAGCAGGTCGACCATGAGCGGGTGACTCGGAGCCGTCAGGTTGAACCCATCGGCCTCGCCAATGGCCACGTTGACCGTGGTCGTGCCGTCTTCGAGGTCGTAGCACACGCTCGCGGTGACGCTCTCCGACCCGTAGACGGGGCGGTCTCCGTCGTGGCCAGTGTACTCGCGCACCACGTTGGCAGCGTGGAGCTTGGCCTCCAGCACACTCGGGTTCGCCGTGACCTTCCACGGGGTGAGCGTCAGCCAGGGCATCCCCTCGCCGTCGTCCCAGTCATCGATAAACAGGTCTCGCAGTTCCATGGTCGGCTCCTAAAAGGGGATTGACTCGTCGTCAGTTGGGGTGGTGGGTTTTGGGGTGACTGGTGGGCACTCGATGTTATCAATAACGCCCGCGATGGCGATGCGCGCCATGGCTAGGCACAGGGCCGCTTCTTTCAGCAGCGGCAGCAACTCTTGCCCCGCAACGTGGCGGCCAAAGCTCTCGCCCTGGTCAAAGGCCTGGGTGTCGGGGAACTTGTCGAGGTTGTTCTTGATGGCGCTCATCTAGCTCTCCGGGTTCGAGTCAATGGGTAGGGCGTCTCTAGCATGCGGCGACGGCGTTGTCAACCGTTGCGTAGCGTTCACTCCTCGTCGGGGTGTGTGTCGGCCCGGCCTGACTCGACGCAGCCAGGGCAGGCAAAGGCCTTCCCCTCGGCGTCTGTGTGGGGACACGTCACAACGTGACGGGTCTTGTTGAGCCTGTCGGGCTGCGGGGTGGCGTCGGGCGGCATCGAGTCGGCGCAGCCCGGGAGCGCCCAGGCCTCCCCGCACCACGCACAGGCGTCCCAGTCGACGCCCTGCGCGGCGCTGTCGTCATGCGGCAGGCGGTCAAGCCATGTCATGCCTCTATCCCTCCTCGGCTTTGGCGATTGCGTCGTAGCAGGCGGCCTGAGCGCCCAGCGCAGGCGCTGAGCCAAGGCGGGCGCGGACGCCCGCGTTGAGTTTGCAGTGCCGGAGGTCCTCGAACACTCGCGCCGCCCGTTTCAGCGCCGCCAGCAGGTCAGGCGCTGCGGCGATGAGGCGGGCGTCTGCGGCTTGCGCGGGCTGGTCTCGCAGGTCGCAGACCGTGCCGCTCTGGGCCACAACGTGTCGGTTGTCGTGCAAGGGGTGGCGTCCGGCCTTCTCGGCGTCCGCTTCGATTGTCCAGGGTCCTGGTGTGTGCTTCATGGTTCTAGCTCTCCGGTCATGGGTTGGGTGAATGGTGCGGGCCTACGGCCCGACCGGCACGCGAACTAGGCGCCAATACCCGCCCAGTTCGTCCAGGCCGTCGTTGAATGGTGTACCGTCCGCATCGTAGGCTCGACGCCCCCAGAGGGCCACCACCGAGGCCCCTTGGAGCCTGTAGAGTGTGCCGGGCGACATAGCGTCGTGTTTCGGTGGCAAGTCGAGTGTCTCGAACCGGCTCCAGCCGACCACCGCACCTGATTCTATCCATTCGTGCCGTGGAATCGCCTCCACATGCTCGCATGCTGCGGCCTCTGTTTTGAACAGGAGGACGCCACCAAGTCCGTCGTGAACGCCACAGGGGACTAGGTCGCACTGGGATTCAAGCGTAAAAATGTAGTCCATGGTTCTAGCTCTCCGGTCATGGGTTGGGTGAATGGTGCGAGGTGCTCGCGCTTCCCCCGTTTCCCGTCTCAGCCTTTTGGGCTCAGGTCCACGGTTTGTCCTCTCGACACCAGCCCTTGCGGGGTGTCCCCAGTCCCCACACATCCGTCGCCAACGGGTCGACGTGTGGGGTGGCGTCTGGGTTAGATGTCAATCGGGCGCAAACTAACGCTGCCTCGCCAGCGAGCCATCCAGCCACGGGGCCCTTTTACCGCCAAGCAAGCGGCTATCGCCGGGGAGTGCCTCACCCCGCGCGGCAGGTGCTTATCCCCGCCTATCCGTTATCGCGCCAGGGCATGCACAGACCAGAAGGCCCGTGCGTGGTCCACCTCCTCGGCGGACACCTTGCCCTGCGCGTTTTTTCGTTCCGCATCCCATGGTTCCATCGGAGATGGCGCGGGCGCTCGCGAGCCATAAGCGGTGAAGCACACGCCGCCCCTGATGCCTATTACTACCATGTTGCGGGCGGGGCGGTGCGGCCTGTCGATAAGCCGAGACGGTCCGGCGCGGTTGCCTCGTGTTTCCAGCGTGACGCCCTGGTTGGCGACCGGGCCATCACCCGCCGCAGGCCCGTACAGGGCGCATGGCAGCGGGTCGAGGTGCGCGGGCAGCGGCACCACCACCAGCACAAAACTACCGTCTGGCAGGCTCGCTATGCCCGGCTCCGTCTGGAGTAGGTCAACGTGTCCGGGCGTCAGCCCGTGGTCATCGTGCGCAATGTGTGAGAAGTTTGTCATGGTTCTAGCTCTCCGGTCATGGGTTGTGGGTTCTAGTGCTGTTTCAGGTGTACGTGCGTCTGGCCCTTGTCAAAGCAGCCACCCTTGCCGCAACGCTTGGCGCAGGCTCCCTTGTCATGCTCCCAAGTCTTCGCGCACAGGTGGCGAGGCTCGCCCGTCAAGGTCTCGAAGGCCTCATCGTCGCCGAAGAACATGGTCGACCATCCCTCAGCGTCGAGACTGGCCTGCTCTTCGCGCGTTGTGGTCACGTCTGTAGATGCCTGGATTCTGAGGTTCGGGCAACGCTTCCACAGGGCCACGATAAGCGGTCGCATGATGCGACTGCGCCATGCCCTGGTAGGAATCCAAAACTTGCGCTTTGGATTGGCGTTGGCGGTGTCCTCGATGCGTCGCACGTCTGTAGGGTCCCGGAAGGCTTCACCGCGTGACATGTAGCGCACACGCTCGGTCTGGCGCGTGCGCTTCCGGTCGAGCGTATCGCTCAGGGCTGCGCCCGTTAGGGCCTGCCATGACTGCTCGTTGCGCACGTCGCGGGCGTTCATATCGCGTTGATACATCCCGTAAAACTTGAGGTTGAAGCAACCGTCACAAGCTGACGTTCTCCATAGACACGAACCCTTAGCAGCCACGCGCCCGTTGTCGTCGCGAATGGTGAATATAGGCCGGTCGATTGCGAACATTCCAAGGTCTTTGCACCAGCGGTGCTCTACTGTGGCGAAGCCTGTGCCCTTTGAGAAGCACGTCTTGTCGTCGATGACGGTTAAGTCTTTCATGGGGTAGCGACTCCCGTTGTTGGGTTGTTGGGTTGGGTTGGGGTTTGCTACTCGTTCGTCAGGTCGTCTCCCTCCTCGTCACGGTCGCTGGGCTGCGTCTCCGGCGCGGGCCATCCGTCACGAGACGCTGCCCTGATTTTTAGCGAAAGCCCGTGTAGGGCAATCAATGAAAGGTCGTCTAGGTTGTTGGGAAAGTCTTCGCCTGCCATCGTTCTCTCCGGGTCATTGGGTGAGGCCACCTTGCCAGCGGCTGTCTGTGTTGTCAAGTGTTGGGTTGTGTTGTGCTGGGTTGGGTTAGGAGCCCTCCGCGCAGCGGTAGGCGTGCGCGATTTTTGCCACTGTTGCCTTCACTGCGCGGAGCGACTCGACGGCCTGGGCAATCTCGCCCATCAGCGCGAAATCGGCGTGCTGGGCACTCTCCGTGTCGTAGCGCACCTCGCCAAGTGCGCCGTGCATTGTCCACAGCTCAGCCTGTAATTCTCGGTGCGCTCGACCGAGCATCCCGGCGACGGTGTCGAAGGCCTCGCACTTGTTCTTTGTCTCGGTGGTGTTATCCATCGTTTCTAGCTCCTGTCTCGTTGTGGGTTGTTGGGTTAGTCTTCGAGCAAGTCGCGGACACCATCGGCCCACCGTTCGAGGTCCTCTACGGCCTGCCACGCGGAGGCTATCTCCCGGTCCATTTTGTCGGCGTCGTCGTTCGAGCCCTCCGCCTCTTCCGGCAGGCCACCCTCCCAGGCGCGGACCGTCTCTTCCAGGATAGCCTCCGCCTCGCACACTAGCTCGGGAGTCGCCTCCCAACTGGACTGGAGGCGATACAGCGGGCACCACTGCCCGCCGTGAAAGTCCCGGCAAGCGTCAGCAATCGCGCCCGTGTCCTCTAGTGCAAACTTGAATCCGTTTGGGTAAACGAAGGCCCGGCAATCGTCGCGTGTCATAGTCTCTCGCTCCTGTCTCGTTGTGGGTTGTTGGGTTAGTCAGAGGGACTCAGGGCACTGTACAGCTCGATCAGGTCCGGCAATATCACTTCACTCAGCGTTTTTTGCACTTCGCGCTGCTCTCCGAGCCCCAAGGTTTCGTTGAGGCGCTCGATCACTCGCCGCAGAATCAGCTCCCCGTCGTGGTTGGGGTTTGTGCAATTCTGGCGTCGGACCTTCACCCTGATACGCTCGCTCATCGTTTCTAGCTCCTGTCTCGTTGTGGGTTTCACGCACTCAAACGAGTCAACCGAGCAGGTCAGCGCGCTACCGCGTGGGCATTGCTGACAGTCGGTTGGCTGGTTTGAACCCGCGAAGGGTTCAGCGCTACTGGGCGACGGCTTTCTTTTCAGTGCTCGGCGCCTGTAGCTAGCCGCCAGCGTGACCTTTCGTCACACCACGGCTCCGCCCGTCTGTCGACACGTACCACCCTTGCCGGGGGCGCTCTCACTACGTGTCAGGGCTTTGCGGGAATGGCCCACCGCTGGGCTTTATCTGTTAGCAGCCCGTAAGGCCGTGAAGGCCGTTGGGTTTCGGGCTGAACAGTGCACAAGCGGTGTTGCTGGTGTCCCTGTGATGGGGCCGCGCGGTCCCCTGCGAACCGGTTTGCGCGTTCAGGGTGCTACCCTGGTCCTCCAGTTGTGTTAATGGGTT